AAGCAGCAAATGAAGTACTCAAGGAAGCACAGGCTCAGTGGAAGGAGAACTCTCAGAACCCGGTAAATAAAGCCAGAGACCTGTGGAAGAGAGCAAACGATATGTGCAGGAAAGCTGCACTCCTGGTCTCGATCAGTGGCTATCAGTATCATCTACCCGTAGTCACGGAAGATCACATGAAGTGGTCAGTGGAACTCACGAATTACCTCTGTAGCAATGCAAGTCACCGAGCAGCCGGAGAAATGGGAGAAACGAAGCATGAACAACGGATTAATAAGATTTACCAGAAGATTTCTGAGAAACCAAATGGGATCAGTAACCGGGAACTGAACAGAAGCTGTCACCATATACCGAAGGCATATAGAATTCAGATCCTGGAGCAGTTACTGGAGTCAGGGATGATTGAAGAGACCATGATAATGGTCGAGAAACGGTCTACCAAAGGCTTTAAATGTTCTTAATGGCACTACTCTCTAACTGTCACGGTGACAATTGGTGCCAATAAGGGAATTTAACGGGGTTTTTTGGGGTCAGTACATATTAATAGTACTGTCTTAACGAAGTAAAGTTCTTTTTGGTTACCGTCTGATCTGGAAGATACCATGAAAACATGGATCTTGTCAATACCTTTGATCAAAAACTTGAAAAAAGTTGGGACATTTATTGGACATGTCTGAGACATGTCTCAGAAAAACTCAGAAACTTTAATCAATTCTGATTCGTGGTCTCTTTGCCGTAGCTTCCTGGATCAAGGCATCGTGGATTCTCGGTGGAGACACGAAGATCCGTTTATCCAGTTCATCCGAGTGGTACATTATCTTCATCAGGAGTACGGCTACCTTGAAAACTTGAGAGAATTGTCTGTTCTCAGATTCAAACTTACTGATTTCTACTCTGGTATATCCCAGGATATCTGATAGTTCCTGCTGAGTGAATCCGAGTTCTTTTCTGATTCCACGTAACCATTCCCCAGGACTTTTGTCTCCGAAGAAATCTTCATCAGTCATCGTTTGTAGACAATCGGTGGATACAAGCAGAGGTTTCTTAGCCATAACTTTTGCGCCTATGAGCGTAGGTGGTAAATTTTGCGGTCCTGAGCGTATCAGAACCAAACCGAATGCAATCGGAATGCAGGATCCAAGCTGGTCAAATCTTGGTTAAAGCAGCAAATCAGTGGTGAACTGGTGATTGTTCTCAAATCTGTTGTTATCGGGAGATATTCAAAGGGTATACTGGACTAGCATTGAACTAGAAAAGATCCGTGATGCCAAATCTGAGAGGTCAAGAATGATAGTTTGAAGAAATCAGGACAAAAAAAAGGACAAGCTCCGAAGAGCATGTCCAGGTTGTAGTCAAGTTAGTAAATTTCAAACATTTATGTTCATAGTTCCTCAGTTCTGATAGTGTTTTAAATATTCTTCCATTGCCTTCTGATCAGAAAAACGAAGACCTGCTCCATGGATTGCATCCTGCAGAAAATGCCATAGCTCAGGAGGTCCGGACCATATTTCGACACCTTGATCAGTGACAATGAATGTTCCCTGTTTCCAGTAAACAGTAACGATTCTCATAGCACGAACCCGGTAGTGTCTTTTTTAGCGGATCCTTTTGCGAAAGCACCACCTACTGTAGAGACGTTTCCTAACCACCAGATGTCTGTGTCGTCTTGCTCCTTAATGACTTTATATCCATGCCAAGTATCAGGTATGCTCTCTCTAGTTCTCCAAACTGCATTGACAACACCACCAGACGACAGGACATCCAGGCAGCTACCTTCGTTTTTCTCAGACCGAGAAAAGATTAAATCGTAATTACAAGGAAACTTTCCGCATAAATACCGATTCATTCGGTCAAATCGTTTTGTATAATCGTAGAATCTGATCTTTCGTTTAAATAGACTTGGTGCAACCAGTTCCCAGGCAACATCTGAAAGAACGTTCAAACGAACAAATGGAGTCTTCCCTTGCCTCTTGGCTTTCCTCTCGATTGCATCTAGTTCTGCTTCTAAAGTACTCAGAAACAGTTTTCTGTTTTCCAGAAACAATTGAGCCTTTCGGATCCTAGCTTGTCTTACGTTAGAAAACTTTCCTCTTCCCTGATCAAATAGACAGACCGAAGTACAACCAGGAGATCGACTAGGACAAAGTTCTTTTCCTGAGGTATCAGCAGGAGACAAACTTAATCCAGCTATCAGAACTTGATCAGTCCTGGTCTTGTCCAGTTTTGTGTTTCCGGTTTCTGCTAGTAGTTTGATTAGTTGTTTAGACATGGTTCCTCTTATTCAACATTAAAGTTTTTTAAAATATGGTTATATAAATCTCTAGCAACTTCTTCTTCAATATCATCTGGAAAGTTCCTATGAAATTCTAATTTGAATTCACAAATTTGCAGCAGATTATCAATCTGCTCATCTGTAAAATAATAATAATAAAGTTTTACCTCGTCCTGTTTCTTTTCCTGGGATACGTTTAGTTCTCGTTTGGTTAAATCAACGCTCATAGTTCCTCCAGTTCTTGATTGTTTCCGATAACCCGATTTGTTTCAGTTCGATTGTATAGCCAAGGCTCTTGATCTTTTTTAATTGGAATTGATCGAGTGTTCTGGTTTTGGTCAACGATGCAAAGATTTCTGCATTTTGACAAACTGGATAGTACAAGGTCTTTCCGTAGACCTGCCTTCTTTCAATGATAATTTTCATTGTTTCCTCTTATTAATAAGGTAGAAATTACTGATCTGAATTGAATCAGTAAAACCATCCTAGCATGTGTCATTATGGAACACCAGCACTTTTTGATCACTTTTGATCATTTTTTTTTGAACTTTTGATTATTATTTGGTTGGTTGATCAGTATCCGTCTGGTCTGATTAGTTGGTTACTGTATCGGTTTGGTTGTGGTGGTATTCGGTTTGTTGGAAATTGGAAGTAGTGGATGGAAGTAATTTTCCGGTAACAAATCAAATCTTAAAAGCTCGCCCGGTCCAGCTCCAGTACCTCCAATTTTATCAACGATAATTTATAAAAAGCACTAAGTATCTGTTTTCATTCACAGTCTATAAGTTCTATTGGTTCCATATCCGACATTAAAGCACATATAGATGATAGTATTCCGGTTAATCGGTGCTTTGGTTGCGATTTGGTGGTCAGATTCGGTCCTGGTTCGATGGGGGTAGGGGTCCAAAATTGACGTTCTGTCTGTAGTAGGTCATCCCCTTCCTATTCCCGGAGGAAAAAACCCTAGCGCCTTCTGTCCCCTTCTGATATAAATTGATCAAAAATGATCAAAGGAGTTATGAAGAACCCACGTAGACGAGTAGAACAGCGGGACATCGAGATCCAGGAGAAGTTCGGCAAAATCAATTGTGCTCCAATTGGAGCCATGTGGTCCCAGGGAAGGGCGGCAGAGTTATCAACCCGGAAGTTGTCAGACCACACGGGGTTACCACCGAGCACAATCCGTCAGATGAACCGGAAGTACGGAGAGTTGGTTGAACTCCAGGTACGAGCAAATCTCGGTGAGATTGCGACTGATTGTCTTCAGAACATGGTTGATCTGGCATTCACTGCAGAGGATGAAAAAACGCGGTTCAATGCGACTAAGGATCTTTTGGATAGGGCTGGTTTCAAGCCAAAGAGTGAGGTGGATGTCAAGACAGAGGTAATCCGGAGGTCTCCGAAGGAGATTGAAGCAGAAGCGAGGCAGAAGCTTGGCAACGAGTTAGCCGAGAAGTTACTTGGATTGGACAAAGTAGAAGATGCTCAGATTGTAGAGACGTAAACGTTCATGGACTTTGTTGGACGCCACGTTCCACACCCGGTAGTCGGGCCATCTTTCGGCAGATTTTTCTGTTGGAGGTTCATGAGCAAACCGATAATCCATAGGTGAAGGTGCGTCTCTTCCAGTTTTGTGATGGTTGCAAATACCAGATTCTATGTGACCGATATCGGAGATGTTGGAATGGCAGAGTACCAGGGCAAGAAAGTCAGTCTGAACAAACCGTTTCGGACACCGGGCCAGAAGAAGAAGTTTGCAGTCTACGTGAAGAAGAATGACAAGGTCGTCAAGGTCCGGTTTGGGGATCCTGGGATGAGTATTAAGAAGAACCAACCGGGCAGAAAGAAGAGTTACTGTGCGAGAAGTGGAGGAATCAAGGGGAAGAATGATCGGACTTCAGCAAACTACTGGAGTAGAAAGATGTGGAATTGCTGATGGGTATATCCCAGACAAAATAATAGAACGATCTTTAGAAAGGCAGAGGGAACTTCAGCGGAGAGAGGAACGTTCTTTGGAGAGGCAAATTGAGTCATTAGAAAGGGAGAACCAACGGAAACATGAGTTCATCATGATGTTAGAGCAGCACCGTCATGAGATGGCAATGTTACTAGAACAAAGGAGACAGTATGCACAAGGGGTCGAAGCACGGGCTTTATCACAACATTCACAAACGCCGGAAATCTGGGAAACCCATGAGGAAGAAAGGAGAGAAGGGAGCACCTACAGCTAAAGCGTTTAGGGACTCAGCAAAGACTGCAAAGCGAAACAAACCGAAGAAAAGGAGATAGCCATGCCAGGACACTACGGGAAAAAGAAGCCAGCAAAGAAGAAGAAGCCGATGACAGCCCGTCAGCAGAAGTTAGCAGCCATGACTCCACCGAGAGACAAGATCACTAGGGGTGATGTAATCGCAGGAGCAAAGAAACGAAACAAAAGGAGATAGGTATGCCAATGGTCAATGGGAAAAAATATCCGTACACACCAGCCGGGATGAAAGCAGCCAAGAAAGCAAAGAAGGCAAAGAAGAAGAAGTGACAGAGAAAGTAAAACTGGTTGAGGAGGTTCTCAAACTCCAGAAGGAGTATGCGGATGTCCGCAAGTTCAACAAGTTATCATTTTATGATCCGTATCCGTTTCAGGCACAGTTCCACGAAGGCTTGGATGACGGAGGCAAGTTAGCGCGGCAACGTTGTTTAATGGCCGGAAACAAGACGGGAAAGACGTTTTGTGGGGCAGCAGAGTTGGCTCTTCACTTGACTGGACTCTATCCCGATTGGTGGAGTGGATGGAGGTTTGAGGAACCGATCAATGCTTGGGCTGCAGGACAGAGTCATTATGCAACACGGGACATTGTTCAAGCAGAACTTCTTGGTACACCGGGAGATCCGGATGCACAAGGAACCGCAGCCATTCCGAAGGAGTTGATTTTATCAACCGAGCGAAACCCTGGGGTTCCGAATGGAATTGGGATGGCCTTGATCAAACATGTTAATGGAAAGAGTAGACTTCAGTTCAAGTCTTATGACAGTGGT